ACAAAGAATAATGGGTCAATAGTCATAGATGAAGTAAAATCAAGAGAACCACTAGCAAACTTACCAATAAATTGGTCGTTAAATGCTGCTTCTCTATCCTCAGGATTAAATAAATCAAATCCTGCTGCTAAATACTTTACATTACGGTCAAGAAAATCATGGAACCAACCTGAATTTTCTGCTGCGTTCTTGCCTTGACCAAACAAAGACAGGGCAACTTGTCCCATTGAAATGTCGTCTTTGTTGTCGGCTACGCGCTTTTGATACTGTTCGTATGTTTCACCAACATTTTTGTATCGGTTGTACATAAAGGGCAGTTCAAGTCCCTTTGTAACAATTCCTTCACGGACTTTTCCGCCTGCTTCATAGGATGCTTCACCTACTGCAAATAGTCCTTTAACTGCACCACGAACTGGCGTGGTTCCAATTTTGACTACACCTTTAGCAACATTAACAGCATCAACATACCAAGGGTCATCATTAGAACCTGATGTAGCAATGTCGTGGACTAAACCCGGTATGCCTGTAAAATTAACAACGCCTTTGGCAATGTCGCCAATACGGTTAAACCAAGACATTAAACTTGACTCCGTAAGTAGCGATAAAAGTTACGCATAGAGTTTGATGCATTTGGTGACTCAGCAATTCGTGCATAGATTGGCAATACAGCCATAAGTCTTGCAACATCCTCAGAATTTTGAGCAGCAACCATTGCAGGTGTAGATAAAATCTCAGGTCCTGCGCCTTCACCTGTTCGTAAACCAGTAGTCATAGGTTGGTCAGGGTATTGAGTTGGTGCATCAAAAGGTAATACTTCTTTAGCGTAATCTGCTAAAGCAGAACCTTGATTTAATGGTAAAGATGCAGGGGCGGACTGTCCACCACTCATGGGTGCTTGGGTTTGAAGTTCATAGAAATCTTGTCCATCACCATAAGCCATGCCTGCTGCGTATCGCGCAGGTTGTCCATCCGTTCTTTGAGAGAGCGCACCGGGTCCAGAAACTGGTGCAGGGTTGGTCGGTTTCCTGTATCCACCGCGTTGGTCTGCCATTTTATCCTGCTTTCATTTCGCTTTAAGAGCGTATCTAAAGTGCATCTTTTAAATTTATGAGTAGTTTTGTTTAAACAGCATACTCAGGCTGCATCAATGAAGTTCTTACTTGTTCTTGGAACCGCGGGTTCCCTTTGGTTGCTTGCTTAGATAAACCATGCCGCCTTTAGAATTGCCCTTTTTTGGAGTGCCATCTACGCGTGGCTTCTGTACATTAGCCTTACCTGCTGAACCTTGGTTCGCTGGTTTCTTGCTGTATCCCTTCATTTATTCACCCCCTTTACGCTGGTACTCGCCGAATTAGGCTAGCCTGTAAATTAGGCTCTCCTTGTTGAGTTAGACTTGCTAAAAGTGACTGAACATCAGGGCGACCACCCGGTGCGATTTGACCCGCAGCCGTGCCTACCATCCGACCAGTTGGACTTAATCCAGCAGGGAGTTGCCCAGCACCTGCGGGACCCTCAACTGGCATGCCATCAGGACTTACTGTTTCAGGAGTCATGCCCGCAGGTGTGGGAACCTCAGGTTGTTTAAACGCATCAGCCACAGCAACTTCAATAGAAGTTCCCTTTTGACGAGCGTTAATCACCGCTGATAAAGCAACTAAAATTTCACTAGGGTCTTGACCTTGGGATGCAAGTGCTGGGATTGCTTGTGCATAAGAAGCAATCGCTTGCTTCATTGCATCACGCAATTCCTCAGTATCAACTTTTGCTTCCTCTTGGGTAGCGTTAAATGAAAATGGCATTTGTCTGCGTAAGAAGTCGCGTGAAATCAATTTATCACCGCGAGCCTGCAATCCAAATACCAATGCTCGGTTAGGGTCAAGTCCTGCCATCAATCCGTACTGAACATCTACGGTGTGGTCATTATCAATGTCGCGGAGTGGCTTGTACTTAATTGCATAAGGGGTTCCGTGATAGTTGCCCTTTAATTCTTTTTCAACATTACCAAATACTGCTTCATCAACTTTAAAACAAATGCCAATAAGTTCAACAAAGGCACGGGCAAACATAGAGTGTGCAGTTTTAATCTGTGTATCAAAGCCACCCATAAGGGCTTGAACTCCACGACCTGTAACGATTGAAGCATCAAGGTTACCTGTACGGCTCTCAGGATAACGAGAACCTAAACGCAGTTCTTGTTCAAGAACTCCTTGCTGAGCAAAAGCGCCTGATGGTATTTCAAGTGGCACTCTACGAATTTCGTTAGGCTTTGATGAGCGCATAATTGCATCAGGTCCAAGAGCCAACTCCTGTACATCCGTAGGCATAGCAATAGGTGCTTGTACCGCCTTGGTTGCTGCCTCTAGGGAAAGCAAGGCGTAGCGTGCTTTAGCAACTTGAACTGCTAGCACATCATCAAATTGACCACGGGATTGGTCGTCAATAGATGGTCGTTGAACAATCCTAATCATTACTTCACCGATTGGATTTACTGCACGGTCAAGAATTAGGTTGTTACGATTGGGGATAAATAAAACATCTTGGTCTTTGTCGTGATAACGGATAACTTCTGTTATGTCTGACGGGCTATCTTTAGAATAAATCAATCCAGCCAACTCAGGGTATTGAGCCATAAGTTCTGTGGTTGGCTTCATAATGCGTTGGTAGAATTTAACTACTCTACCGAAACGGTCAATGACTGGGTATGAGCCAATAGAGTCAAAGAAACGGATGCGTGGCATCTTGTTCTTTTCATCAATCTCTACCTGTGCTGGTACAAATCCATAAGTTACATAACGGTCAGCAGCGGTAAACATCTGTGCTTGTAAGTTAGAGAAGTCAACATAACCGTTAACAATTTCTCCACGCTTATCAGCACGCTTACGGGCTTGCTCTGAAACCATTGTTGTTGAGTTACAGTTAAACGCTGGTAGCGGTGCAATGACTTCTGATAAGTCACGGGCAGCAATGTCCACCATGTTTGCAACAATAGGGTTTTCAAATGGACCATCAGGGAATAAGTCCGGAAATACATCACGCATCTTGCCTTGGCGGACAAGAAGCACATTAAACATACGACTATCACGCTCAGCAGATGCACGGCGATAACGGTCAAACCCGCTAGTGATTTCCTCAATGGAAAGCGCCATGCTTACCTCTTTCGTTTAATTTGTGTAGAGCAGTTCATCTAATGAAATGTTCATTTGGTTAGATTGGTCATAGCGTGTATGGAACATGTTTTGCCTGCTATGCGAACGAGCAAAGTTATTTGCTGATGCAAGGCGGTCACGGCATGCAAGTTCTGCAAACCAAAAAGCCATCACGCAGTCTTTCTTTTGTGATTTAGGAGAGTCGGGATACCAAGTAACCAACTGCTCTATCAAAGCCTTTAATCCCTCGGAAGCATGAGTAGAAGGAAACTCAATAAGAGCAATGCCTTCATCATGTCCGTGGAATAAGGTCGTCAAAGAAGCGACTCCGAAATCGGTGTCCCATTTATTTTGTCCTGTGTGATGTTCCCGTAGAACCGCACCCCTTGACGAAAGGTATTCTCGTACTTCACGGTCCTGAGTAAGCATTGTTTGAAAAGCGTTCTTTTCAATTCGCCACTCAGTTATGTTGTACCTATCTGTCCAGTCTTTAATTAAAGTTCTAATCTCATCAGGTAACATACCTGCCACATTGGATACATCTATTAAGTATCTTTTTTGGGTTGAGATGTCTAAGCCAATAGCAACAGCAGCAGAATAACCTGAACCTGCTGGGTCAAAGCCTGCAACGACAATTAAGCCATCCATGCCTTGGGGTCTAACATTTGGCATACCCTTAGGTATTCTGCCAATGTTGCGACCTGCGTTAATTACACCCTTAACAGCATCCGAAGGAAAGGCTGAGTCCTCATGTACATGTTGTTGTTGATACACCATAGCCCAAAGATTTGGGGACATACGCCCACGCTTTTTGGCTAGTGCCTCACCTGTCCATTTGTCGTACAGACCATTTTCGTCAGGTACGCCTTTACCCGATACAGGTGGTAAATTTGTTTTTGACCATAGGGTTACCCAGTCTTTTGACTCGTCTGCAAATTCTAATACCGCAGGCTGAGCAAAATAAGTCCAAGGAGAAGTTTCATCAGGATAACGCATAGGGTCCCTGAGTTCTGAATACAAGTCTTTAGGTCTAAGGCGAGTGCCTACAACTAGAAGTTTACCCCCGTCATTATCAATACGGGACATAACTTCGGACTGTATCCAGTCAATTTGTTTTTCGTATTCATGGGCGTTGGTATGGTCAACACAGTCATCCATGATAATTAAATCTGCACGGGAACCGTAGATGTGACCACGGATACCGATAGCCTGAACGGTAGGGTCTTTTTCACCTGAGTCACGGGCATCAGCCGATAGGTAAATCAAATCTTGTTTCCAAGAGTCTGAGTTCTTTTCAAAACCACCAGCAGGTCCAAAGGCTAGATGAAGGTCTTGATACTTAGGATGAGTCAAACGGTTCTTAATAGAAAGAAGGAACTTCTGAGCCATTGCCTGAGTTTTAGAAACAACCATGATACGGATGTTTGGATTTTGGCAAATACGATAAACCGCATAGTTGACGGTAATGGTCGTACTTTTGGCATGCTCAGGTGGAGTATTTACAATAAGTAAATCAGGCGCACCCGGTTCATAGATTATGGATGGGTGGACATCCTGCGGAACTCGACCCTCTAGTAAGTCAATCCAATGTCGCTGGTGCGTAAAGACCTCTGTGCCAAGATACTTCTTGGAAAATTCAGGAAAGGGCGGGACCTCTTGGGTCGGACCACCCATTTCACCCCTTGCGGTCATAGACCGTATCTTGTCTATTGCTAGAGCAAAGTCGGGGTCAGTCTTACGGTAATACTCATAAGTCTTGATACTTCTACCTACTGCATCACATGCCTTTTGGACAGAGTATCCCTGCATTAAAAAATCAATAATTTGCTTCTTGACTGCATCTGAAACATGCGAAGCAGAAGTCGTGCGTTTTCGTTCCATAGCGTTTCTCCAAGACCGATTGTGGTGAGTCTTGGGCTAAGAACTCACATACCTAACCGAAGGCGTAAGCCGTAGGTTAGGGGCATGCCTAGGGAAACCCGATAGGGGTTTCCTGCTTACGCGTGAAAGGCTGCATAGATTACGCCTTTCACTTACTAATAGGTGTCCAATGGCATGTAATTGGACACAAATGTTTAAACTATTTTCCGTAGGCAGCGTAATTGCCCCCAAATGGGGCAAAAGTGCTGGTCAGCCCCCCATTTTAAGGGCTAGCAAAGTTATGTGTGTGGATACACACATACACATACGCAGCGATTTTAATAATGCTGGGGTCAAATGACCCCTTCACTTGCTGGCTTTTTGTTTAAACGCAGCAGGCTGCACACGCAGCGGGCTGGCAGCGCTAGGCATGGCGCAGCGCTGGCACGGCTTGTTGCTGCTACTAGCACGCAGCACACAACAAGGCAGGGCAGGGCAGGGCAGGCAGGGCAGGCGCTGGCAATCGCAGGCAGCAAGGCAGGGCAATCCAGCACGGGCAATGGCATCTCACTATTTGAGATGAATACGAACATTTGTTCGTTTATAACAATTTGATAACTTTTAAAAAAAATCCCTGAAATGGTGTTGCAATCCAAAAATTGCTGCTACCGTAGTGCCAATGGGTTTAAACAACTGGGTTTAAAGCCAGCGACTGGAAAGGCAAAACAAATGAACCGTGAACAATGGTTACAAAAATTGGCAGCATCAGCGTTGCCAAAAATCAGCAGCAGATTAGACATGGCTGATGAGGAACCCGCAATCAAACTTTCATGCGGTTTCCCTGCACAACAAGGCAAACGAAACAATGTCGGCGCTCAACTCATCCCACCAGCAGCATCAGATGAGTTCAACGCTGAGATTTTTGTTTCACCAACAATCGCTGAGAAATCAGCCGTTATCGGTTTGGTGATGCCGTTGCTGGTTGCTGCTGCAACTGGTGATTTCAAGCAGGGCAGGGATTACAAGGCAGCCCTAAACCGTGTCGGTTTAAACGGCTCAACGCTGCCACAATGGGCAGCGACAATCGCTGACCGCATGCCTGATTATCCACACGCTGCAATCACAATCCCTGACCGCAAAAAACAAACAACCCGCTTGATTAAAGTTGCTTGTTTAAACGACAACTACATCTGCCGTGTTAGCCGTGCAACCGTGGACAACCACGGCTGCCCTATCTGCCCAGCATGCAACGCAGAAATGGTGGTGTGCTAATCATGGCAACCACCTACGGGATTGAACTAGAAATGAGCAGCCTTTCAATCGGCAGCGCTCAAACCCTGCTTAACCGTGCTGGCTTGAATTGGTCGGTTAAGCCTGATGGAACCCGTGGCGTATCAGCGGAAGCCGTATCGCCAATCCTAGGTTCAGAAACCCTGAACCAATGCACAACCGCTGCCCGTGCGCTGGCTGCTGCTGGCGCTACGGTCAACAAACAAACTGGCTACCATGTCCACTTAGGCGTTGAGCATTACGGTTTAAACGGTATTGCCAATCTTGTTGTGAACTGGGCTGCTGCTCACGACACAATCGGGGCGCTGGTTGCACCATCCCGTTTAAACAACGGGTTCTGCCGACCAATCAGCCTGCAAGATGCAGACCGCACCGCTGAGCATGTTCGCAACGGGCAGGTTCACAACCTGAACGGTGGTCGCTACTACTCACTCAACCTTGCCAGTTATGACCGCCACGGCACGGTTGAAATCCGCCTGCACCACGGCACACTCAACGGCAGCAAAATCAAGGCATGGGCAGAATTTTGCAACGCCATGGCTGAGGCTGCTAAGGCAGGTATCGTGCTTGAACCAGCCGACCACGCTGGCAACAATCCCGCTGCCCGTTTAAACAACCTTGCAGATTTATTGCGTGGGTTGGTTGGCAATGAGTATCTAAGCCAAAAAACCGCAACCTACCTTAACGGCAGGGCTGAGGAACTAGCAGCCCGCCAATAGGCGGGCAGGGTTGACGGGTAAGCCGTTAACTGGGTGCAATTCCCAGCAACCCACGAACGGACTGGCAAAATCTGCCAGCCGTTTAAACGAAAGGACTGGAACCATGATTGAGTTCTACATTTACAGCAAGGCTGGGAGTTATCTCAGCACAGGCAAGGCAAAAGACTGGGCAGACCTTGCCCAAATTAAGGCAGCGCTGGAAAACAACCAGCAAAAAATTACAATCGTGAAGGTTGGTGTTTAAACATGA